GTAAGTAATGACTTGGTACATCAGAATAGTAGGTGACGGATGTAAACGAGTCCGCAGAGGAAGGCGATGCCAATCCCTGCCCATAGGATGGATAGGATGATACCCAGCCATGCGGGTGGGTCTGATAGTGTTTCTAGTAGGTAGTTCATATTGGTGTGCATTAAACGCCAGCAACTGCTGACTGAAAGCAACGTACCATGCGAGTATATTAAATCAATAGGAAAATACAAAGGGACTGAAAATAATTCCAGCCCCCTTGCTTTTCCTTGTACCTACAAGGATTTTTAGTCGATATCCTCTCCGAGATCCGCTGGCCAGTCCATCTTTCGACGCTCCACCATGGTTGTGGCAGCATCCAGCGCCTCCTCCTCAATCAGAGCCTTCGCCAAAACAGCGTAGTTTAACAGGTCAATACATGCATCCTCTGCGGACTCGTTCGGAACAGCCAGCTTCCCGTCCACCGCAAATGAGCGGAGCCTTTGCAGCTTGTCCTGCATGCGCAGCAACAACCCGGTCACCGGGTGCAACCCAAGGCTGGTAGCGGCCTTAAAGTTGGCCAGAGCGTCCTCGGCATGCTCGCCTCCGCTATAATCGTTGTTCTTCACCTCCATCACTTGGAGGGCTTTCTTGCAAGCAGCATCGTGTAGTTTCAGTAGTGTCGTTCGGTTCATGTTTTTTCCAGGTTTTCCAATTGTCTTCGTCAACGTAAAATGGATCGTTCTCTAGTAGCCAACGGTCGCATGCCCGCAACACATCCAAAAACATCTCCTGAGGGAGACCATCTTCGGCCAGCGTTGGGTTCTTAACGAATCGTGCCATCAGCTTAAATCAATGACCTTCAACTCGTACCGGTTGATCTTCTCATTCTTCCTCCAGCCGTGGACTAGGATTTTCCAGCCAGCATCCCGCAGCTGGGAGAGAGCTGGTGACTCCTCCATCTTTTTAACCCTGGCTCCCACGTTGCCCCACGAGGTCGTCTGAACGGCTATGGTCTCGTTGCCGGCCACGGCCAACACGTCGATAAACCCAAACAAGTCCTTCCTCCTCCGGGAGAACTGACACCAGTGTTCGGTGACCTGTACGCAATCTGTTGCCTTTCGGAGTTCCTTCAGCGTTAATTGCGTGGGTGAAGTCTTCATCCTGTCACGATTGCCTTTAGCTTCTGAACGACCTCCATGGCCTTTTCTCTAAACTCCGCGGAACTGCGGGTCATGGCATCAGCCCTGTGCCTAGCCGCAATAACCGTGGTGTGGTCGAGTCTGTTGAATGTGCGGGCCACATGCGTCAGCGTGTTGTGTTCTTGAGCCAATGCCATGGCGAGCGTTCTAGCGGCCACAGGGACGGCGCTGCGGTCGTAGGCTAGGATCTGGGATTCAGTAATCTTAAAGACCTCTGCAACCACTTGGATGATGCGTCCAATGGCATTATCCTGCATCCGTTTGTTTAGTTCAGTAGCCAATTGGCCAGTAGATATTTCATGGAGATTCATAGAAAATTTGCCCTGCTAGGATACCGCGGGCCACGGGTTTATTTCCTCCTAGCTGGAATGTTGTTTATTTAAGGACAGGTTTTGTTTATTTAAGGACAGGTTTTGTTTATTTAAGGACAGAATCAATCATCACCTTGCGGACGAGGATCCCGTTACCCTCGGCGGGCGCGTACTTGTCGGCTTGGTGGGCCAATGACTCCAGGTAGTTGACCTCGTCCTCGTTTTGCGGAAACACTCGGTAAAAATCCCCTAGTGCTTGACCGGTCTCAAAGGTAGCGTTGCCGTTGTAGTCTGTTCCGCGCCGAATGACCTCGGGGTGCTTGATCTTGATGCGGTCCCGGAACTTTAACTTGCTGCGTGTGATGGTCATTAGAATGGGATTTCGTCGGTTTCAGCAGATGCTGAAATAGGTGTTTGGCCAACAGCTTTCGGTTCCTCCACTTTAAGTGAGATAAACCTCTTGCCGTTCTTTCCTTCTCGTACCCACCCTGCGATGTCGTATTTAGCACCGTTGATGTCGATGTTGCCTCGATATACTGGGCGCTTTGGATTGTCACCCACGTCATTTTTGAAGAGGATGCCTGTGTTTGTGTTGTCGTATTCGCTCATATGCTTATTGTTTGTTGAATGCCCACTTGGGCGGGGAGATTGTTTGGTTGCCATCGACTGCTGGTGGAAACGTGTTGCTTTTGACACACTGGTTCCACTTGGATAGCGCGTTCATGTAGCCCGTGCGTCCAAGCTGGATAAATGCCAGATCCAAAGTCACGGTGGCCATCTCAAACGGGTAGATAGTCTCCATGAAGATGATCGTAAATTCGTCCCGGATGTCGCCAGTAGCTGCGCTCCACAAGTCGAGGTACATAGCTCCCTGCCAATGGTAACCGCGGTCGAGGATGATCTTCGACAGTTGGTCAAGGCTCTCGATGTTGGCCGTGGTCTTTAGGTCGATCAAGCTGTGGCCGCTTTCTGGCACAAGGTCGATCATCCCCTTGCATGGGATTTTTGGGAGCAACTCCGTAAATACCGCAACCTCAGTGTTGTATTCTGGCAGGAAGCTGACAGCGGGATTGTTGCGGAACTGGTGACCAGCCGCGGTAGCTCTCGCCAGCTCGTCAGCGGCCACACAGGTCACCCCATCTAGGCTGTCCCGCCAGTCTCTAGCTTCTTTAGTACGGTAGTCTGAGTAGGGCGAGATAACGTACTGCTCCTCCAGCTTGTCTGGCTCCAAGCAAGCCGTGTGGAACAGCGTCCCAAGCTGCATGGCAGGGGTGACAGACTTGTCCTTCTGGTTGCCCATCCATTTGTTGGGAGACTTGCAGAAGTCCCAGAGCATGGACTTTGATACCGGCCCACTCAGGTTGGTAGGTGAGGCCGTGTCTTTGTAGTACGCCTCTCCCATATTTTGGACGATGCGGTTCACGCTTCACCTCCTTTAGCAATCTTCTTTGCCTTGGCTGCCAGAGCTGCCTTTGCCTTGGTCACAGATGGCTTCGTGAGGTCGTTGATGCTCTTGAGAGCAAGGTATTTCAAGAACGCCTCCTCATCGACACCGAGTTCTTCCATCGTGCTTTTCACGTCAGCAATCTCGGCCTCGGAGGCCGGCGCTGCGGTCTTGGTGTGCATTGAGTCTTGGCCGTCCAGATCCTCCTGTGCGACCCCACACATGGCCGCTAGAGCGTACCGGCGAAGGTAGGTGGTGCTTGCTCCAATCCCTTGCGCGTCAGCCTTGGCTGGCACACAGGAGGCCGTAGAGGTGATGTGGCCACCCTCGGCATGGAGAATGGCCGTGGTTACATGAACCATGATCCCATCGTATGCGCTCGATTGCACGATGGATAATCCGTGCTTGGCGAACGTGGGCCTGACAGTATTCAGAACCTCAGCGAGGTCTGCATACTTATTTTTAAAATGTGGATTAAGGCTCCCTTTGGAAGCATTCTCCACCTCGGATTGTGCCATGGCAAAAGCCTTGGCCAACGCAGCGTTGTTGTGTTCTAGGTTCATCATTGGGTTGGACTGAGTCCGCAGGAACAATAACGAATAGACCACTCCTGTCAACACTCTTTTTTGGTCATGCAGAAAGCATCTTTGAGAATGCCGTCGATGGCCAATGAGCGTTTCTGGAGCAACCCAGCGGAGACCATCTCGTAGATTTCTCTCCTGGCTTTCGTTAGCCCTATGCCCTTACGTTCCGAGTATTCCCTCACGGTAAACTCGTCCGGTGACCTCGCCTTCCGGATGCTTTGCTCTAGAGCGTACTCTAGGCTTGATATTACTTTTTGTGTGTTGTGTTTCATATGGCAAAAAAATGCAGAGCTGCTTACATGTCTGTGCTAACGTGTTAAAAAATGGACGAAAACGGGTGTAATCGGGTATTGTATCACACATTACAAGACTCCCATGGGAGAGATGTAGTGGCCGTCCTCTTTGTTAACATGCCAGAAAGACCACTTGCCGGTCTTGTCGTTGATGATTCCAAAGCCCCAGCCATTGCGCCAGCCCAGCCGATTGGGATAGCGTTCCGCGTAGGTCATGGATTGTATGTCTGCCATGCAGCCCAGAGCATACGCTTGTCCTTGGTCTATATGTTTGGCAATGTATGAGCTAGGAGCATGGACGTGACCAAATAGGCATGATCCGAATCGCTCAAAATGTGCCTTGGCGGGGTTCATGCCGGCAAGGAATCCATGTATCAGCTTTGGCCCACCTTCCGGGAGTTGCAGGTAGGAGTCCACGTTGTACGGAACCCACTTTATCTTGCGCTTCCGGAACTCCTGTGTGACGCACTCCACCAGCTCCTCACAGGACTCCCGCAGGATGCCGTTTGCGGAGCCTGTAGCGGCCTCCCAGAGCCTCGCATCGTGGTTGCCCAGAGTAAGGTGCGAAAACCCAAGGTCGAGGAACTCAAGGCCAGCTTGGAAGTCAGATGCCAGCCCCTCCCGCTTCTCCTCGTCATTGGCAGATTTACGCAAACAATTCATGTCCCAGATATCCCCGAGACAGACCGTGTAGTTCGGCTTCCAGTCAGCTTTAAACTGCTTAAACTTCTGAAAGCATTCTTCATTCAGCAGGTGGCCGTGATTGTCGGCGCACACTAGGAATTTCTTAAAGGCCATGTGGTAATTGGTGTTGTATTGTTCTCAACGCCGGGAAGAAGATATTCTCAATTGCTCGCACGATTGGTTCCTCGTCGTACTTCTCGCTCCATGAGAGTCCTGCTACCGACAGGGACGCATGTAGCATCTCATGCTTGAGTGTGTCAACTAGTATCTGGGGCTTATCGGCAGCGTTGAGAGACAAGCGGATCTCCCGGTCCTCAAAATCCATTTCACCCCAATCATCCATTTTCTTCATCACTATCCGGAACAACATCCCTCCAATCACTACGGACTTTGGGATCCTTACCATTACTGAGTGGCTTGGTAGTGCATGCTATCTCTAGACCAAAAGGCTCCGGCGGGGATCCAGCCCTCCTTGGCGAAGATCTCCATCACCTCTAGCGGCATGTCACTCCTGGTTGGCCAGTGGTCACGGTTGCCGTTGGTGTCTGGGGCAAGGTCGATAGCCGCTCCTCGGGCATGCAGGGATGGCAGGGAGCCATTGCGCATGGGCCGGTTGTTGTAAACTCCACCGTATTTTTTCAACACCAACGCATGGGGTGTCTGGGCGATCTCTGACAGGATGTGGCGCAGGCTAGGAGCTACCTTGTGGTGGCAGCGGATGGTCTTCACGTCCTTTCCATCGTAACGAACTCCAAGGTCATGGACATCCAGGTTGATTAGTTTCGACTCATCGCCGGCATCCCCATAGAACCTTGTCAGCTCCGCTTGGCTAGTCTTGGGCCATGGGTTGTCTTTGGGCATCATCGACCGCAGGTAGGCTTGGCATTTAGCCGTGGACTGCTCACCCCAGAACCCATCTGTAGATGTGCCAATCCGAGCTTGAAGGTTGATGATCTGGTGGTGGGTCATTTCATCTTACGCACGGCGCTCACACAATAAAGGATGCTGGCCACCAAGGCTGCTACCATCGAGGCCAAGCGGATGCTGAACTCAATCTGTTCTTGGTATGATGTAATTACTGCAATCATTGGCACAACCGTGCCAAACAGTCCGTAGACAGAATCCTTCACTGATACTGGAGAACTCACTGATCTTTAGCTTTGATTAGTCCAATGCCAGCCGTGATCACTGGTGCAATTACAAGCAGATCAATAATACCGCTTGAGAGAAACTGAGTGGCGGCAGATACAACTGCGCCGACGATAGTGAGAATTCCTAGGATAGTAGTTTTCATAGAGTTGTTATGTTAGTTGGTTAATTCTGGTTCTGATTCAATTGGCGAGATGATCCACTTGTTTTCATCCTTGTCCCAGACCATTGAGTTCCCAAGAGATCGTTGTTCCCTAAAGTTGGTGATTTCACCATCAATCAGAAAAGCTAACCGATTCTGCGATTTGAATTCAAGCACCTTCTCCGCTTGCTCGTCTGATATCTCAACGTGCGGTTTTAATGGCACTCTATCAAGCACCCTTGAAATGCCGAATTGTAAGCCTAAAATTGCATACTTCATAATTCGTTAATCCAATTGAATTTTTGATTGAGTGCTTCTGAAAGAGTGCGACCTAGTCTCTTGTCCCAGTCTGGAGTCAGAGGGGAAACAATCGGTTTGACTTCGTGGTCTCCAAAAGGCCACCCCAACTCATGCTCTTGAGTGTATTGCTCGACGTTTCCAATGTTGTGAACAAATGGTTCTTCGCCCAAGTATTCCCACACCTTGTCCATCGTTGATTGAGTGTTGGACGTTAGGTCTTCAGCGTGAACAAAATGCACCTTGTCTTTGTGGAGTCTGGCTAGTTCGTGGAGTCGTTGGATAGCAATACCAACAGGGGCAGAGTCTAGCCAGAACTGGCAACGTCCCTCAACCGTTTGGATTCGGGAGGTGTCTGCTTGGCTAACCTCCATCTGGAAACTCGGATGCGCTTGAAACTTTTTCTCCATGCTCGATAGCACCCCACGAATGTCGCGGATAGGAACAAGAAGTTTTGCGTTAGGGAAAAGTTGGAACAGGAGGTTTGCCGACCCAATCCAACTGCGACTCTTATCGACCACTACAGGACGATCAGTCATGGAGTCGAATGCGTTGACGATACCACCTCGCATGAAGTCAGCAAAAATAGACTCTCCATCTTTCGGTTGTGGGATGCTACGAAACTCCTCGGTTTTGAAGAATGCCTTCGACAGGTACATGATCTCATGTACCCCACTGGTAGCGGTAGCGTGGACGCGAGGGTTTTGGGCAAGCAGGTTTTGCAGCAGAGTGCTACACGAACGAGGGAGACCAGAGGTGTAATGTATTTTCTTCATTGGTAATTTCACAAGGTCTTAAAAACAGTTACTGTTTGTCCACCAATTGTTTGTAAACCCGTAATCCAAGTTGCATCAGTCGATCTTGCGTAAATGGTAAATGGGGTCGCAGTTCCCACCAATACACCTGAGGGGTTGTCTATTATGTCTTTTGTGACGTAGCAATTCATCTCGTCCAGTAATATGCATTGGCTAAATGCATATTGTCCAACACTCAATATATTGTTGGGTATCGTCACGCTGGGAATACTCTGGCAGGCATTGAACGCGTATTCACCAATACTTGTAATTCCGTTACCAAATGTCACGCTTGATAATGAAGCACAACCCGCAAACGACTGATTCCCAATACTGATAACACTATTTGGAATTGCCATACTTCCCAAGCTAAAACAATACTCAAATGCAGCCTGATCAATTTCAGTTACACCATTCGGAATTGTTATGTTGATTAGCCCGGTATAAGAAAATGCCCTTTCTTTAATTTTTGTAACATTGCTGGGAATAGTAATGCCGCCTAATGAAGTGCACTGGAAGAATGTATAACTTTTAATTTCATTAATGTTGCTTGATAGTGTCACGCTGGTGAGGGATCCGCAATAATAAAATGCACTAGAACCAATGTTGGTAACACTATTAGGAATTACTATACTGGTCAAGGCAGTATATGCGAATGCATAAGAACCAATACTGCTTACTGTGTTATTAAACGTGACGCTAACAACATCTCCCGGGTTGTCACCAGTCCAAGCAAATGGAATTGAATTGCTTTTGTTTTCAAACAAAATTACGCTTGATGAATTATAGGCACGGTTGAATCCTAATCCTCTTTGTCGTTCACCGAGCGAATTTGAAAGTGAGTATTCCATTACCAGCGGAGTTGCATGTTTGAGTTTGTCCGAATGCGGTTGGAAACTATCCCGCTAGTGCCATTCTCGTCAAGACGGACGAGTTCGTCCTGCAAGAGCATCTCGGCTTCTGAGTCTGCTGCCATGGCCTTCTCTTGTTGGCCTTCGGCCCGCAGATAGTCAGCGTAGGCTCCGTGAGCCATGTACTGGAACCACTCGGATGGCACTACTAGCGTGTCACCAGCGTCCCCGGATGTAACACCAGCTCCTGGCCCATAGGTGACAGTAAGTTGGGACTTATACGTCACAAAGGCTGTGGCTGGGTATAGCGTACCGCTGATGAGGGTTGCCCCATTCGTGCTTGTGATGAAATCAAAGTCCTGCACTGATGACGATATGTAAGGCTCGTCCTTAAAGATGCGCAGGAAGGTGTCTACAGAGTCCTTGTTGGTCTCGCTGTACGGGACATAGCCAAGCGCCGGCCTAGCGGCTCCTGTGCCTGTTCCTGCGCCAGTAGCGACAAAGTAGGTTCCGACCGTGCTGGTAGATGCGCCGATCAGCGTGAAGTCCGTAGTACCAACCGTAGAGATAAAGTACCCTACATTGGCTTGGAAGTTAACAGCATCAATGGGGTCTGACGATAGATACCTCTCCTCGCCCACCTTTAGGAACCTCGTCCAGTAATTGCTCGCTCGGTACGCCCGGAAGGCTCTACGGTTGATCAGCGCCTTGATGCGGCCAGTTTCGCTGGATGCGAACACAACCCCACAGAGGGCTTGTACGAGGGAGAAGAGGGAGTCGTAAGACCGGGTCTGCATCAGATTTTATTCGGCGAAAGCTCGGGGTGAAATTTTTGGAAGTCCCGCAGGAATCCTTTTTCTTTGAACGCTTCGTCTCCGTACTTTTCACGGATGAGGAAGAACTCATGGCTTGGGATGACTGCGATGGGTTTGCCTAGCACTGCATTGCTCTTACCACGAAGGTCAAAAGCCTCCTTGGCAGCAGCAACCTCTCTGAACTGCTGCTTGGCTTCCATAAGCATGCGCCCAGAGCATAGCTCGCGGATGAGCGCCGCATCCATTGCATCGTTGCTAATCATTGGGAAAAGAGAAGCGGGGGACAGGTGCTAGTCCCATCCCCCGCTAATGGTTATTTAGAACTGGGACAGATCAAGGATCTGAAGACCAATAAGGATCTCACCAGCCGTGATGCTTGCAATAGCAGCGTCAGTCACCTTGATGTAAACTGGCGTAGCCGCAGAAGCAGCACCTTTGGGTAGGAGACCACCAGTAAAGGTAGTTGCTGCGGCTGAGGCGGCAACAAACAAATCACCAGTGTTGAATGTTGGAAGACCAGTAGTCATTCCATCAACGTCAAGATTGTTGATGAACTCATCTGGGTCTGCCAATGTGGTTCCGATATCTATAATTAAGGAGGTTGATCCGACAACCGCAACAGATTCAATCACAGCACACAAAGCAACTGCTCCACCCGCAGGGATTGTAGCAATAACTTTAGTTCCGCCGGTTCCGATAGCAATTAGGTCAGCCGCAGTAAGACGGATGACGTCCGTGTAAGGAGAACGCTCGTTATTAGTTAATTTAGGCATATTTTTAGTTTAGTTGAGTGATGATTATGCGAATGCGATCTTGCCGTGTGCGCCAGGATGTTTGCAGACCAGCGTACCGACCATGTCACAGAATCCACGCTCGCCACCACCTTGGTTTTCCAAACGAGTGGAACCCATAGGGATGAGGGTGTTGAATCCAAGATATTTTGGGTTCAGCACATAACCGCGGTTTGCATTTGGCATACAAACTGGATTTGAGTTGATGATCTGGACGTAGCCAAAATCCGACTCGTACAAGGTCACTGAGTGAGTAACCTTTTTGGCAGTTGCGTCCTGCATGACGTTGTAAACAGCTTCAGCGCTGGTAGCATTACCAGAGCTGCGAGTGAAGTTGCTGACCAATTTGCGAAGTGCAACACCAGCCAATAGCGTGAGGCCATTGGATTCGCCATTGACCGTGAAGATCGAAGCGATGATGTTGTTGAACTTGGTTTCAGTCACATCACCAGAAGCTGCAATGATTGAATCCGCAGGAGTACGATAGATAGCAGGGATGTCAGTAGACACGCCAGCACCACCGGTGTTTGCGCTCGACTCAACCCACTTACCAATACCGCGGAGGGCGTATGGTGTACCAGCACCGTTCTCAACGGTACGGTCAGCGTCAGAGTTGATTGCAAGTTCTACATCTCGCTTCAGCTCTAACATCGCTTTAGCTTCGGCCTGTGCAATGTTCGCAGGGCCAACAGAGTTCACAGCCTGTTGCAGGTTGCTGATGATGAAGTCTCGCCGAAAGATTTGCGTATAGTTGCCGAGTCGAGCGCGACCAGCGAACTTGTCGTCGAACGCGGTAACGTCTGCGCCTTCAGCAATACCTACTGCGGAAGGAGTAGCAAGACCGTCAACAGTCCACTCGTTGAACGTGCCAGATGCTTTACCTTTAGCGCAGAGACTGAGCAAGGGAGTAGCTTCTGGTGCGAGCAAGGTCAACTCATTACTAAGATCCTCGCGGTTGCTGATTGCGGAACCCGAGCCGACTTTTTGGGCTGGGGCATTTGGTTGATATGTGGTTGAAATAGCCATAATAGTAAATTTCTAGATTTTTTGCATACGGGCAACTCTTGCGGCAATCCAGTCATCCACGGTGTGGGTTGAATTAAACCTTTGATACGCTTGATCAGCATTCTTCTTGCTAGTCTTTGTGTTTGCTTTGGCAGCTCCAGCACCAAACGGAGAACCAGACACCTTGGTCTTGGCTTTTTCCCCCGCTGCCTTTACTACCTCTGCACCCCTCTTACTGCGGTGAATGGATCTCAATGCATGTGCCAAGATGTATGGGAGTTGCGCCCCAAGGTCTGGTACATGTTTTCTAACTTGCTCAATTAACGGATCAGCCAGAAGTGCTTTGTATTCTCTACCCAATGCTGATTCTTCGTTTGTTACCTCCGGAACTTCTTTAGGCGTAAGGTTGTTGAAATGCTCTTCCATTTGCACCCGCTGGCCTCGACGAGCGATTTCTGCGTGTTGTGATGGTAGGTACTTCGCCAACGCCTCTCGGGCATTCTTATTGGCTAAACGAATCTCTTTCTTGGTGAACTCTTGGTCTCCGAGTACAATGATATCTTCTTTACCATAGTCTTCGTACTCCTCCAAGATGTTATCGGTCTCCTCCACGACCTTCTCCAGTTCCGCATGCTTTGCCTGTACCAGCTCTAGAGTATCTAGTTCTCGGAATGGGTTCTGCTCTGTGGGTATAACTGGGAGTGGTTTCGTTTCAGCCTGGGCAGATAGCTTTTCCTCAAGGTTCCGCTTTTGGGCGGTAAGCTCTCCAATACGTTGCAGGAGACGGCTTTTACCTTTTTTGGCTAGTTCTTGGATCTGCTCCGGGGTGAGCGATAATACGTCAATTTCTTCCTCTTGTTCTTCCTCTTCTACCTCATCGACTTCTACTTCCGATTGTTCTGGATCCTCTGACTCCTCGGTCACCTCGACCTCTGGTTCATCTCCCCAAGATGCATCTTCATCTTCTGTCGTTTCGGTTTCTGGTTCCGAATGCTGCTGACTTCGTTGAGCAATTAGCTCTTCAAAGGATATGTTGGACGAAGGTTCTGCCCCCTCGGTAGCTTTGGATTGCACACTCATATAATAACACTAGTTAACGCCCAGTGGTGGCGATGCTCAATGAATGCGGAGGGAAAAATATAGTGTCAACCAGCTAGGGTTTTGTGTGAATATATCTGAATCATGCAACACATATATGCAAAAAGAGAGGCTAGAGAAATTAATCCCTAGCCCCTCAGCCAATGATGAACACAATACAAACACGAATCGCCGTGCGTGATTGGTTTAGCTGGTGATCAATTACCTGTCAACTAAGTGCTACAAGCAGTTCATCCAGAGCGGCAATGCTGCCGGCCACCTTCATCACATCCGCGGATGCTGCGCAGTGGCGAAAGTCTCCGAGGAACTTCTCACGTTCGTCTCGGATGAACTGTAAGATTGCTTGGTACTCCTCACGTTCCCGCAGGGCTGCGACTGCGTCTTCTAGTTTTGGTCTTGGTAGTTGTGTCATGCTATTTCATTGATTTGCTCCCACTGCATTTCCATTTGCGTCTCGACAAGTTGTTTGGTGAATTAGGATCTGACTTCCAATCACCTTTGATTTTTGCAGAACGAGCGCAATACGCATCACCTTTAGCCGTCCCAGGACGAATACGATCTTTGCCGTCAGCAGCTTTGCCAGCTTGTCCATACTTGATTGTTTTCTTTCGGCCTGTTGCTGGGTTAGTAACAACCTTTTTGAATCGCGTTTCCATTACCTTTTGGAAGGCTTCGGCTTTGCATGGGTCAGGGGTTTACTGGCTGAAGTGTGTTTTGCACCACTATGAACCTTCCCGTTCATTTTGTGAACAGGGCCAGTATGAACCTTGCCGCTTTTCGTGTAATGTTTAGATCCAGCACTCATTTCTTTTTTGCTGTTTTAGCAGCTTGCCTAAAATCCTTGGCAGAAGGTGCTTTTTTGCTTGTTGGCTTGTTCATGCGTTCTCCGCTCCCGGCTTCGATCCGTTTGCGTTTAGCGTTAATGTTGGCGTATAGTCCTGGTTTCATAGATTATTGTTGTGGCATTCCTTGGGTTGTGACTCCTCCCATCTGGGCCGGTGCTGTACCGACCTTGCCGATCTCGGCATTCTGGGCTTGTTGGAGCTGGAATTGATACTGCTCGGCATACTTCTGGAGGCGACCGGCAAAGGCTTCGTCCTGCTGCGCACGTCCTGCGATGTCTGGTTGCTGGGCATAGGCTTGTACCATCTGCATGGCAAGCTGTGCGCCATTGGGCTGGGCTGGAACCTCGATACCGGCAAAGATCTTGGCAAGGTCGTCTGTTACGTTCTTGGTGACCTTCTGCTGGGCTTCCTCGGCTGGCTGGAGGACGTAGTCCGCAAAGATCGGGTTGATGCTGGCTGCGGTGAACTCAAGCAGTTTGTTAACGTCGATTATGCCGTTACGATCCATCTGCACCAAGCTGACCATATTCTTGAGTTGCGCATCCGCGGTCTCTGGGTCGTTGGCCTGTTGGTCGAAGTTCACCACAATCGAGAAATTTTCGTCTGGGCTTCCCTTGGTCATCACCTGCGGGTTTGGATTGCCGGTAACTTGGAAAAAGACCTCGTCTGGCCCCATGCGCTGGTACAGCTTCCAGGACAAGTCTAGGACATCTCGGACATGATCTAGGAACTTGGACACGAAGAACCGCTGGCGCATGCCCGATAGCGGGTTATTGCCGTCCAGACCTACTGCTCTATCCGCTTGGCCGATCATCGAGATCTCAACCTCAATGGATCCATTGTCTGGTGGTGGTGCTGGCCCCCACGCAATCTCTCCTAGCCGGCGGTACGGAATGCGCCTTCCCGGTCCCCAGTCGCTAGGAGGCTTTCCAGCGGGGTGCATGAGCGGTGGTAAGGTGGCCAAGGACGCTCGGTCAATGCGGCTGTCCCGCTCGGTTTTGATCTGCATCTGCGCCCCACGGAGGATGTCTCCGAATGTCTGGGTCTCGTACATGCGTTGCTGGTTCTGGGAAAGCCGAGTCACAACAAACGGGTACGAATCGTAGCCATTAAGCAGTTCGTGTTTCGCAAAGCCCTCGGCCTGTGGGTGGAAAACCGTGCAGTAGATTCCCTCCGAGCCATCCTCCTCGTCGATCAACCGTTGGTAAGCGTAAACCACCATGACGAGGTCGTTGTCGTCTGTGATTGGTAAGCGGGTCACGTTCTTTTGTTTCTCACCCTCGAGATACATGGTGTCTGTGCCACGGAGTGTTTCAATAGCGTTGTCCACCCAGTCCCGGTCCCAGCCATCATTTGTGACTTTTTTCTCAAGCTCTTGAGATGTTAGGAAGGTGCGCCAGAAGACGTATGGGCTGCGCTGGGGATCGTTGACGTAGGGAGGGAACAAGACCTCTCCATCCGGGGCGCAGGAGTAAACTACTGGCCGGTCGATGGACAACCGCGGTACTGCGATTTTCGCTTCTCCGATAGTCCGTAGATCCTTGAGGGCTTGCTTGGCTCGCTTGGCAGAAAGGGCTGGGAATGTCTGTGTGATCAGCCCCAGTGACATCTCGGTGGCGTTGCGATCCATGATCATCCCTGCCAGCTCTGGAGCCGCTTGGGCGATCTCATCCATCGTCATGGTTTGCAGGAACGTCCTGGACTCTCGTTGCCAGCCGACATAGGAGATCATCAGCCCCTTCTCAAGCAGGTAGTTGCCGCCGAGTTCCATCTGCTGACGGAAATTAGGGATGTAGGTGGACTTCATCCACTTTAAGAACCCAGAAACCATAGAGGCTCTGGACATGGATGCCATGCTTGTCGGAAAGGCTTTGATGTGGGAAAGCTGCAACGCTTGGTCAAAGAGCGCCACATAGGTATCAATCCGCTCACCGATCACGTTAACCTCTTGGTCACTAGCTCCCTGCCATGGGAAAGCGTTAGCCTCCTGTTTGCGTAGGTCGTCGCTCTTACCCGGCCAGATGTTCCTGCGATCCTCGTAGGATCTCAAGCAGCCCTCAAAATACTCTTCTAGGTACGAGAGACAGTCATCGTATGCCGTCTGAAGTGCGCCAATGTTTGGCTCGTCATCCAGGTAGATGAGTGCCTCGTCTTCTTCGCTCATAGAGTCATTATTCATGGTAAATATCGTAGTGGTCTGAATCTGCGGATTTGATTACTGGCACTCGTTTTCCTAGCAAGTTCCTAGTCATTCCGTTGGTGTTTCGCACGGTTATGCGCTCCCCATTTAACGAGGCGTACACATACTTTGGGTTTAAAGCGAGTCCAATGATCTGCACAACATCTGGGGCTGGCGCTTGTTCTTCTTGGGCTTCAACAACAATTGGTTTTTTCACTTTGAGTGAGATTTTTCTTTTAATCATTTTAGTATCCTCCTGCTCCTTGTCTAGTTACGGATGTGGACTTGTTATCCACATGATCAATCGGGGTGATGGCTGCGTAGCGCAATACGTCAATACAGTCCTTCCAGGCTTCTTTGAGGCCACCCTCGCCGGTGTACTCGGAAAGGGCTTGAATGATGTTCTCGCAGTCGCTGCTGACGTAGAAATGCGGTCTGTTGACGGAGTCTGAAGGTCGAGTGGTGTCCCACGACATTTTACCGATCAATGCTTGTAGGCCATCGTCGATCTCCATGCCGGGAGCGGGGATACAGGTGATGCCTTGGTCGTTTAGGTCTTCAATGATGCTGGAAGCCCCGTCAGAGGCTTGGTAGCGGGCTGCACCTAGTCTAGGGTCGATAAGGCGCTCAAAGACCTCCTCGCCCTCTTCTAGCTCCTGTATGAGGTCAACGTAGTCCTTAATGCCGAATCCTTGGCCTTTAGCTCCTTGGCCACTTACCCACTTGCCACCTTTCCACTCAGCCCAGTCGCCGGTGTCAACCCCGGGCCATTCTCGGTAAACCCAGTAAGTATTGGACGCATCCACAGCAATCCATGCCATGAACCAGTTCTTCGCGCCGGCTGGGTCGATAATGTGGTATCTGGTGATGTTCTCCGTTGGGACTTGGTCCGGGGAGACAACATTGACCTCTTTGTTAAACTTCGGAAATTTGGTGGCGTGGGACTTAACAGGAACCCCATACGCACGAATAAGGATCTCCTCCCGAGGTCGTCCTGCCAGCGTCTCCTTTATTCGTTCGTAGCCACCGAAAGGGTTATCTTGGGAGTGGAAGTAGTGGACGCTTGCGTTGCGCTTCTTACTCCGCTGGACGTATGGAACAAGCTCTCCATTTAGCAACTCGGCTTCCCGGCTCTCGATGCTTGTAGCTCCGTCCAAGTAGGTTTTAATAACGTCCGTGTAGCCGTCAATCGGAGTGAAGGTCAGCAGTAGTTTGGCATCTCGCGTAGCAAGACGGAACCGCAGGGTGTCGATTAACTCTGGGCCGAGTAGGTACTCGTCCAGCCAAGCCCCAATTCCGTGCCACTTAGGGTTCCTGCACCCGAGTTCAGCGCCCTCTAGGATCGTCGGGTTGTTCTGATATTGGCTATAGGTTTTGAAAATAATTTGACTTCCATTCGGAAGAATCAGCGAGGAATCCGTAAATCCATTCTTGCGGGTGAAGCTGATGTACGCGCCGGCGCTTGTCTGCTTTGTCTTTAGCTCTGCGGGGAGCCATTCGTACACGGCGCTCTGCTGTTGTCGGACGCTCACCTCCGAGGTCTGGGCGAAGCACATGATCTCCGAGTTCGGGTTCTCTACCGCGGCTCTGACTACGCTATAGGCTCCCCATTGGGTCTTCCCGGATCGGTTACCTCCCAGAGCGACGATCTCGTTAACCTCAAACAACTGCTGCTCGGCCTTCAGCCAGTGAGGGAGCCGGAACCCATAGCGGTATGGATCTTTCTCGGCATTCTCAATGGCATCGTGGAAAACGAGGTGAATGTTCGCCAGTTCGCTCGGCTCCATCATGGCGATCTCCTCGTCGCTAGGAGGAGTCAGAATTGGGTGCGATTTCCAGTTCATGCCTCGATGATTTCAGCCTCAACTGCCTGGGATTTGATCTTGCTGGCAATTCTGGATCTAGCCTCGGCAATCATCTTGGCTGCATCATCAATACTGGCCCCTTGCCGGTGCTCAACCACCGTGGTTGCCATCCCAGAGAGTTGCATGGATTTGTCCGTGAGAATCCCCACGGTGATGGCCAGCCGGTCCGGGGAGATGTTCTTCAACTGCTCTGGGTCGTCGATGAGCTGGTCAGCTTTGGCGAACAAGAGATCCGTGTAGGTCTCGGCCACCATGGCGTACTTCTGGCTGAACTCCTTGCGCTTTGTCTCCAGAGTGTCCGTATGCCGCCACATAAGCGCCCTCACGGTATCCCTGGCGAGGCCGGTGATCTCTGACGTGCCTTTTATGCTTTTGCCTTGAGCGAGGAGCCACAGAGCCTTTGCCGCTGCTTGTGGGTTCCAGAACTCTACCCGTTGGCGATTGCCATGCTCCTCGGCCCTGCGCATCACCTCAGCAAACCATTCATGGTCTGGCTCAATTGAGAGTTTTTCGCTCATGGCTTAATCCTCCATTTCAGCGTTTTCGTCAAAACCAGTAGCATACATCAAGGACTGGTAATTTCCATCTTGAGCTTCTCTGGCGGCAATCTTGATGTCTTCTGTGGCATTTTTGGGAACGGCCAAAACCATCCCATCTGGCAACTCAAGAATCTCATAGTCCATGATGTTGCGAAATAGATTCACCTCTCGCTGCTTGTTTTTAGCATCATTGATTGTAACTGCGTATTGTTTTGTCATATTGGTATTGTGTTCACTTCAGAGTTTGCAGATTTTTGATCTGGTCTGCAAGCGTTTGTTTTTCAGCAATTGCAGCATCACTCTTAGCCGTGAATGATTTGATAATGGATTCATCTTGAGATGTTCTGATGATTTTACCCCACTTCTCAATGTTTGAGTCTCTTGTCTTAATCTTGTTGTTCAGCCCTCGAATCTTTTTCTTTCGATCCTCTTCCGCTTTCCTCGCAGCAAGCCAGGCTTTCCTGTTTTTCTCAATCTGAGCAATCTGTGCTTTTGTTTTTGCCATCACGGACAATGGGATATCTCCAAACTTTTTCATGGCCCCAAGCACGGTCTCTTCAGACCCGTTTTTCACGCTGGCTTTGGGATGCTTGCTTCTATATTCCGGAAGCAATTCCTCTGGTTTTAGAGACGATGTGGCCAAGAAGTTGTCAGCATTAGCCGGCCCAAGCATCATCCAGTCAAATGCTTCATGCTCAACAAAATTAGGATCCTTTCTCATCTTGTTACGAACTTTGCGTTCAGATGCAGACATAGCTGCTTCTTCTTTTGGATCTTTTCCGAAATATACCGCAAAGATGTCTTTGTTTTTGGATAGCTGAACAGCTCCAACAATATCCATGTTTTCAGATCCTTTAAAGTCTTCAGTTTTGCTCAAGATGTCTGATGGATTGAAACTGCCAGCCACAATTCCAATAAGCCCCTTAATAGCTGCTCCACGGGATTGGAATGTATTGCCGATATTATCAGCAATTGCCATGGATGTGGATTTTTGACTTAATGCCTTGAACGCTGCTGCGTGTGATGGTTTTTCAGCGAGGAAATCAACAAACCTTTGTTTGGCTGCATCAACGCTCTGTTGAGTTCCCTTTTTGTTTTGAAGCCTGGTTTGTGCAGATTTGATTTGAGATATCTGTTGCGCAATACTCTTGTCCAATCCAATCCAGGATAATGAATCTCTTTCTTTCAACCACTCCTTGATGTTTTCCTTTAGTTCATCAACTTTGGCCTTGGATAAACCACCATCACTTATCTTGGTGTTGGCCTGTGTTATCTTCGTATTGAAGGATGCTTTTTCTTGAGAGGTAATAGCTGCTTGCATTGCAACAGCAACTACTTGTTTGTCATGGTCAGAAAGATTGGCTTTCATCCATGCTTCATGTATTGCTCTGGCAATCCGCTTGTTTGATGCGTGAGCTGTTGGATCCATGATATGGATCAGAGCGTATTTAGCCTTGTCGTTAAACCAGCGGTTTTTTGTTCCGGTTACAAATGTGGATGTCATGTTTGCCCACATGGCCTTGTACAATTGACCATCATCACCCATTACTGTCACTTGGTTTGATCTGAGGAATGGATGTAGTGGCCCACCCATATCTCCTCCAGTAGCTCGCATGCGGTCAGCTTCCAGAATAATTACATTGTTACCAGCAAGGGTGTTGCGCAAATCTTTAAACTCTGGCTTCACTAAGTAAGCTGGATCATAGTTGAAGTAAGTCCTACTACCATTTGGGTGAGTCATGTAGACTTTTGCCGGCTTATCAAATGCAAACGTGTTGATATCTGCTTCACCATTGATGAGCGTGGAGTCAATGTCTGGCAGCTTGTCGGTGCGCGACAATGGCTTTCTGAACGATACTTTGGGAGCGGCTGGGTTTATTGGGGCTGGCAGGTAATTGAAATCCTTGCGCTCGCCATAGACTGGATCTTTAACAAACACAGTATTTCCTACGCTATATGATTCTCCACCACTTACTACCGGTATCCCTGTGCGCTTGTCATAAAAATATGAGTGCTTTTTAGGATCTGTTCCTACAGGAGTCCAACTATTGATGTCTTTCGGGATTGATCTGTCGCGGGAAAATTTACCTTCAACAGTTGCAATAGGGTGCTTGTTTGCCCTTCCTTCGTAAATTGCTAAAGCTCCAAGTTTGGACTCTGGTGATCCCTGCTTAACAAAGAATCGGACACCACCTTTAAGTCTGACACTTGCATCATAGCCAATACGTTCTCCGACATTACTTGGAGTTGCTGCCTCATGCACGGTCTGGACATATACTCCATTATTCAAGTATGCAGGAATATCAATTCTCACTCCGACATCTTCTCCTTCTTTTAGCCTTCGATGCTCTCCAAAGAATTGGCGCTTGCTACTGGACAGAGCATTGCGAGCATCCTCATCAGACGGTGGTTTCGCATAGTCAGAGTTTTCTCCAATGTAAGTAGTTACTCCCTCCGGCATGTACATCATCTGACCGGTTTGCGAGATACCTTTCATCTCTGGGGTGATGTCTACTCTCCAGATTGGTTCGTATTTACCCGTACCCATCTTGTTGTATGTGAATATATCCGTCTTCTCTACCTTGCCTCCCCACTTATCGACGTACTTTTGGATCTCCTTTGGTAGTATCGTGTCGTAGAATCCTTTCATGCCGGATCCACCCATCTTGAGTCCTTCACCCTCAAAGATCGTTCCGCTTTTAGCATCCATGATTTTCTGGGCCATGTCCTTCCCGACGATATCATCAAGACGCTTGTCAATAAACTGTGTGTAACCTGCGTCTGTATTATCAACTACTCCATCATTATTTACTCCAAGAGTTACTGATCCATCACCAACCGGCATTTGAATGAAAACGCTCCTAGTCTTTTCTCCAGTATATGCGTCAGTACGTCCATGCACTTCAATCCGATCAACACTCTTGCTCAAATCAAACCGATCATTCTGTGTCTCACCCGTAGTCCATCCAATCCAGTCTTTCTCGGATGAGACCGCATCACGCAAAGCCCGCTTGAACATCTGCAATGGCCAAGTGGTGCGGAAGGGAGCGTCAGAAACTGAAAGGATTTCCTTACTGTAAATATATTTATCAGAAATATCTTTGAGCTTTTGATCTGCTGATTCTTTGGTTACTCCCCCAAAATACCTTTCATTATTTCCAACAATGTCGTATCCGTTGGGAACAGTTTCCAATGAATATGGTGATTCAGTTGATCCGCGATACCCTTTTTCCCTTCCCGCTTGATGCCTATCAGACTGGATCTCCTCAATAAACAATCCTTCCATTCCATCCGCATCTGTACGCTCATTTGTCCGCATGTGGGCAACGTAGTTAGGAACAGCTGGGAAATGTGATGACACATAATTGGCACTATTAGGATTGTTGTTTTCAACACCAACCCACTCCATGAGTCTACCTCTTATTTCTGCAAGATTTGGCGACTCATATTCATCCCGGTCTAGTACCACATAGTAGTTACCATTTTTCAGCTTTAGAATCTCCTCTCCGCTTGGATATCGAAGCACATATTCACCTTCAGCTTCATAGTCTGGAAAATTGTCAGATTCTGCTAATGAAATTTGCGTTGGTGTTACGTCTTCTCCACTTCTTGATGGCATCGCCAGCACGACCTCGCGGTAGTTCTCGCCACCGGGGAGGGTGTATTGGGAGAATATGGTACGAGATTGGTTTTCTGATGGTTCTGAATTTCCAGCTTCAGCCTCACGCTGGGCTTGGTCTCTGGTTGATGATATTCTATCGTCATCCCAACGATTCTTTTGAGTATCCCAAACTGCAAACCCGTCTTGTTTCTTGCGAACTTCAAATCGTTTTGATTTGTCGCTAAGCGTGACCTCCTCAAACCTTACGTTACCCTCGTTACGAAGATAGTTTAGCAGATCATGGCCACCATAGACCCAACAAGGGGAAGTGGAGTGAAAGCAGACGAGATCAAGTGGAGTGGCATTGAACAAGCACTGAAGAGTCTTGAGAAGGATGGCAAGGTGTCGAAGGAGGATCTGCTCAACTACCTTCGTGACGAGGGTAACGTAAGGTTTGAG